ATATCGGCCAGCGCTTCAACAAGCGCGCCGCCCTCGCCGTCGGGTGTCACTTTCGCGCCGCCCGAGAAATCTACAAAAGGGGACTCCGGAATTTCAACGGAGGCCTCTGAGGGCATCATGTCTTCGGCTCTGATCGCCGAATCGACCATAGGCGGCAAGGCCATTAGTAGTACTCCCGTTTGCGCTGAAAGAGCGAGTCATCTGCCTCTTCTTCCCCGTTCAGGGAAATGAAGCCGCCCTGACGGAACCGCATTAAAGCCAACGTCATGCTATCACAAAAGTCGTCGTGGTCGCCATTGGGAAATGAAACGACCTCTTCGATCACTTCCTCTGCGAACTTTTTATCAGAAGGTGCCCATACAACGCCAGCTTCAAAAAGCGGGGCGACCATGTGCATGCGGGTAATCTTGTCTACCCCGCCGCCCCTTGCCTTTTTGCCCGGGGAGAAGCCCAGCGCCGGAATACCGCGGAGCCGCAACTCGTCAATGAGTGGAAGGCCCGTCGCTTTTGCTTCGACCACCACCATGTCGGGCTCCCAATATTCGTGCTCCTCATAGGCAATCTCCTTGAGTTCAGGGAAATTCCAGCGGCCCCGCCGCGCATCCAGAAGGATGATATTGTCTGCGCCACCCTCCTCGGGGGTGAATACGCCCCACGTGGTAATGGCCGAATAGTCCGCCGTCTCCTTCTTGGAGAAGGCCGTGTCGTAGGCCTGCAAGATGTACTTAACAGGGGGGATCTTTTCCTTCTCCCACGGCTGCCACCACTCCCGGCGGATGATCGCGGACTCTGTGGCCGTGGGCTGCTGTTGCCACTGCGCGGACCACTTGCCTACAGGAAGCGAGGCCTTGATGGAGAGCAGCGCGTTCTTTTCCCAGAACTCCGGCCACAGCGGGTTTCCGGAAGGCAGAATGGCTGGGAACTCGATGACCTCCCACTTGTCCGCCATGATGTCGCTGCCCTGCGCGGCCATCAGACGGCCCGTCAGATCCTTCTTTCCCCACCGCGTCATAACCACGATGATCGCGCCGCCGGGCTGCAGACGCTGGCGGGGACCTGAGGTGTACCATTCGTATGCGTGGTCAAACGCCGTCTCGGACAAGGCGTCCTGTTCCGAGTGTGGGTCGTCAATGATGAAGAGGTCAGCGCCTCGACCCGTCACTGCCGCGCCCACACCTGCCGCGAAGTACTCGCCACCCTTGTCCGTGCCCCACTTACCTGCGCCCTTGTTGTCTTCCTTCAGGTGCGTGTCCGGGAAGATCTCTTTGTACTTCGGGTCGTCAATCAGATCTCGGACCTTGCGGCCAAACCGAACGGCAAGTTCGGTGTTGTGCGTGGCCTGAATGATCTTGAGCTTCGGGTTCCGGCCCAGGAACCAAGCAGGCATCAGGAACGACGCGAACTCCGACTTCGAATGACGAGGCGGCATGTTGATGATCAGGCGCTTGATCTCCCCACGCGCCACGGCCTCGAGTTTTTCAGCGATGATGCGGTGGTGCGCGCCCTCGATGAAGTTCTCGTAGACGTGGTGGGCGAAGGGCATGAACTTGTTTTGCGCGATGTCGCGCAAGTCCAAGCGTTTCTTGGCCTCTGTTAAGGCCAAGATCTCTTTTAGCGCTTCTTCCGGTAGGGACTGTAGGTTCATGAACCTTCTACGGTTTGCGTCGTCGTCACAGTGCGAGTCTGGCCCGGGTTAGGGTCGGTGCCAGCAAAGCCACTCTGCGACAGATATGGCTGAGTTGCAAGTGTTGGACGACCTACCTGTACGCTACTTGTTTTCTGGCAGACCCAACGCCCCGCAAGTTTCACCGCCGTGTACCCGTCCGGGCACTCGAAGGGAGGCTTCGTCGTTGTTTCGGTCCCGCGATCCGGTGTCGTCTGCGTCGTTGTGGTCGTTGTGGGCTGTGCCGGTGTCGTCGGGCCGGTGGGCCGCGTGTCGTCAACCTCCACCACGGCAGCAACATCCTCATCGTCCGGTTCGTAGATCACAGTGCCGCCGACATTTGTGTTCGTCGTGGCCGTGGCCGTGGTGGTCGTCGGGGTGTTGGAGGTCGTCGTTCCAGGGATCTGACCAACGATCTCGACCGCAGTGCCTTCGATCACATCGTCCGTCGCACGGACATCGGTCGAGACGTTTGTGTTCGGCGTGGTTTCGACCACGATCCCCGTGTCCGTCGTGACTTGGTCCGACACTTGGTTGTTCACGTTGTCCTGAACCTCGACGGTGACGCCGGTGTCGGTCGAGACATTCTCCGCTACGTTCTCTGCAACGGTGTTTTCCACCTCGACAACCGCGCCAGTGTCGGTGTCAACGGCGGTTTCCGCAACGTCGGCAACGGCCTCGGTGTCGGTGCCTACAGCGGTGTCTTGGGCGGGCACCCCAGACAGGCTGTTAACAAAGTCGACCATTGCTTGGCTGGGCCCACTATCGGTTGGGGCGGCTTCAACCGCAGAGGTGTAACCTTGCCCCGTGAGGACGGACAACTCATTTTGGATACCTGCTTGTTCCGCCAGGTCCCTAGTCTTCGCCGCCTCCCACCAAGAAATGTCCCGCAAAATAGCCGCTTTTTCTTCGGTGTAAAACTGAGATCCGGGGTTCTCTTGGAGCTTCTCCTCGACAACCTGCAACTCTCGTGCTTTACGCTGCAGTGCGTTCTCCGTAATTTCAAGCCTGTTGGTCACTGAGCTCATTCTGCCCTCAAGAGATTGCTGCATCTCGACCATTGATGTCGGCCCGGTGCCAGAGGCATCGGGTATAAAGCCAAATAGTGCAAGCTTTTCAATATCCTGTTGCGAGAGGCCGGTCTCGGCGGCGAGGTTTTGAGCCGTCTGAGGCGACAAGCCGCCGGTCTCGGCGATCTCGTTGTTGATGATGTCGACGGCAGCCATCGCGTCCATGGACGTAGCTGTCTGGCCCGTGCCGGAGGCAACGTCTCCGACGCCACGAACTCCAGCCTCGGCCATCGTATCCGCGGCCTGCTGATAGGCCGACGCAATGCCGGTGGGAGACGTAGCGGTCTGGCCGACCGTCGGACCTGACGGAGTGTAGCCGGGAGTGACATCCGTAAAGGTCCCCTCGACAGTGACGCCGGGGCTTGTCGCGCCGGGCGTAAAGCCGGGGGAGGAGAAACCGGGCCGGATCCCAGAGGTGTCCATGCCGCCGTAGGGAGTGGCAAAGGTGTCTGCCGTACCGGGAGGGGCTGCCGTTACTTGGCCCGTCGTTTGACCCGGCACTGCAGCAATGCCGCCGCCCAAGAGCGCGCCGACGATGCCCGTGTTGAGGTCACCGGTAAGATTTCCTGTGGACAGGTTCTGCCCTGCCGCGGTGGTTGCAGCAGCCGACGCAATCGAAGGTTCTGCGATGCCCTCGGTGATGCCTTCTTCCAGCATCTGGGTTCCGATGCGACCCGGCAGACCGCCGATACCGCCGAACAGGCCAGACAGTGCACCCGTACCGGCGGCAGCAGGGGCCGCGTTCATCGCAGCTTGGTCCGCAATGGCCTGGGCTTGCTCCGTGGAAAGCCCCCGCATGATGGCGTCCCGATAGGCAGTGTCCGCCGCGTCTCCGGACACTTCGCCCACGGTCATCGCAGCACCGCCAAGAGCCGCGCCGGGAATGCCGAGTACCGCCGCGGGAGCCAGAGCCATCAAGGTTCCCGGCAAAGCGTCCAGAACTTGAGTCCCAAGGGCCAAGGGGTTGATGCTCGTGTTTCCAAAGATGTCGGTCGTGACAATGTCACCCGTGCGGGCGAGATTGGCCTCCGGGAAGTTCTGAGCGTAGGACTCCAGAGCCGCGTCTCGGATGTTGCTTCCGAAACCTTGGATGGATTCAGCCATGGCATTAAGGGCATTTGGCGTGGCGTTCGGGTTTTCCGCGACCACCGCCCCGACGTTCGGGCGGCTTGTCCCCGTCACTGCAGCCGCGAGACCCGGATCAACCTGCCCCGTCCCGAAGCCGACATCAACGGTTCCGGTGTCTGGGTTGACGATGTTACCTAGGACATCCACCAAGTTCCCGAAAGTTTTGATACCTAATCCCGTGCCTGCAGCGAGGCCCGTTTCGGTCAGAGACGCCGGAGCTGAAACCCCGGTCGTGTCCGAGATAGTGTTGCCGAACTCGCTGTACCCACCCATGTTGGCAAAGGCGTCGATGGCCTCGCTCCGGGCTTTGTCTGCGGCAATCTGGGCGACGGCGGCTTCGGCTTCATCTGCCGCTTGGGCACGTTGTTGTCCGAGCTGCGCGGTAAGCTCCGCAGTGGTCGGCGCGGCATAGGTGACAGAGTCCGCTGTAGCGGGAGTAACTGTCTGCGGGCCGATGGGCGTGTCAACGACCGTACCAATAGTTGGTCGAGTGTTGATCCCAAAAGTTGGAGTGATCCCCGCGGTGGTGGTCGAGGCTGTGGGGGCGCTCGACAAACTACCAAGGCCAAAATCCTCCTCAAAGCTGAGCATGGGGTCGGTGGCCGCGGCTGCGATGGACGCTGCCCGTTCGGCAGCAATACGATCTCTTTCCGCCTTTTCAGCGGCAGCAATACGGTCCCGAGCAGCGCGCTCCGCGGCGGCCCGCTCAACCGCGGCTCTTTCTCTCGCAGATTCTGCGGCTGCTGCGGCTGCAGCAGCCCCGGTGTTGCTCGGACCTTGGCGGTCACGGTCTACCGTTGCAGTGCCGCCGCGAGTGCCTCCGACATTCGAGGGGCCTTGGCGGTCGCGGTCTACCGTTGCACCGCCTTTGTTGCCTCCGACATTGCCGGGGCCGCCCGTGCCACCACCGCCGCCGGGAGTTGCACCGCCCTTGTTGCCGCCGGAGGTTCCACCCTTATTGCCAGCCTGGCCAGAGTCCGCACCGCCGCCGCCACCCTTGTTGCCGCCGGAGGTTCCACCACCTTTATTCCCGCCGGAAGAGCCACCCTTGTTGCCAGCTTGGCCAGAGTCAGCACCGCCGCCACCGCCGCCTTTGTTGCCGCCAGAAGAACCGCCGCCCTTATTACCGCCGGAAGAGCCACCGCCCTTATTGCCCGCCTGGCCTGAATCGGCCCCACCGCCGCCGCCGCCTTTGCTGCCGCCGGAAGAGCCACCACCTTTATTGCCGCCACCGCCGCCGGTCTTGCCGTCCTTGGTGCCACCGCCGCCCGCGCCTGCCGGAGGGAACGAGGGGATACCAGCCGGGCCGGGGATGTCCGCGCCACCCATGGCCTTGAGCATGCGACGTTCGTCGGGATTGATGTAGGCTAGCATGTGCGGCTGCCCGGCAATGGTCGCCTTCTTGGGCGCGACCACAGAACCACCGGCCTTGTACCGGGAGTTGCCGCCACGACCCGTGCCGTCACCCTCGCGAGGAACAGAAGCCCAAAAATCAAGATGACGAATGAGACCGATCATGCCGACTTCCTATAGTAAAGCGCCTCGCGCCTGTTTCCCGACGAGTATAGCCTATGTGCAGCCGCTGGTTCCACCCCGGGGCAGAGTTCCGACAGCTCCTCACGGATCCGTTTGCAGAACTTTATCACTTCTCGCGGCCCAGCACGACACTGAAATTGCGAGAGATACAAGACCTCGCCCGCCTTCCGAGCATAGACCTCGTCACCATCCCAGATGTCCGTCTCAACTTCCTGCGCCGTGAATAGCCCCCACGTACAGAACCCAACCATCTGCCCGTCGACAAAATGGGTCAGAACCCTGCCGTGCTTTATGGCATAGTAGATGGCATTGCGGAGAGACTTGGATGTCCTGCTGTCAAAGTGCGCGTCCGTCTGGATCAACTCCATGATCCGACCGTAGCACTCGTAGTCCATTACTCCGCCTCAAAACCGGGCGTGGAGTACTTCTGGATGTTGTCGATCCCGGGGATACCGAGCTGGCTGAGAGGCGACATCCGGCTCATGGCACCCGTCGTGGCAACACCCGGAGGAGCGATGAGGCGCGGATTAACCTCCGGGAACATCTGTTCCACGAGGGCGTCCACGTCAAAAGCCGACCCGCGACCCGTCAGGTCCATGGCCGGGTCACCTTGGCTCAAGGCTTCGCCCGGACCGGGGGCCGAGGACCCAGATCCAGAGCCCATCCCGCCCGCCCTGTTCAGGATGGCCGGAACGTAATTCTGCGTTTCCTTAAACGGAGGGATCCCGCCGTACTTTTGCACGGCACCGGGACCTGCGTTGTAGGCAGCCAGAGCCAAGGGCCAAGTTCCGAAGCGCTCGTACTGTTGCGCGAGGTAGCGCATGCCACCTTCGACGTTCTGGTACGGGTCCGTCGGATCCACCCCCAGCTCTTTGGCCGTTCCCGGCATGAGCTGCATGATTCCAGTCGCGCCCTTCGGGCTCACCGCACCTTGGTTCCCGCCGCTCTCCTGAGTGATCAGGGCGAAAGCCAAGTTGATGGGCACGCCGTAGCGGTTAGCTACTTCGCGGACATAGGCCTGGAACTCTGGGCTCAGTGCCATATCAGAAGGTGCCTTTGAAGCTCTTCCCGGACATCTGGACGCCCTTGCAACCGCGGACCATGCCACCGTCGCGGAACTTCTTGGCAGCCTCGAGGTCAATCTTCTGAGACTCGTAGTCGGTGCCGCCACCGATCAGGCCCTCAAGGCGCTCGATCTCGGCAGCTTCCTTGGAACGCTCCCGCAGCTCACCCATACGCTTTTCCGTGGGGCGAGGCATTGGACGAATCGACTTCGTCGGGGCGGTGTCTTTCATGGTGGCAGGCTCCTGCACAGAGGGATTTGTCGAAGACTAACACGCAGGCGGCCCACGATCAACGGAGGCCGCCTGCTGTTTTGTCTTACTTCATGGGGCGCTTGGGCTTGCCGCCGCCGAAGCCGGGGCGAGGAGTCGTGCCGCGATTTGCGCCGCTGCCTGCGGGTCCTTTAGCGGCAGCCATAGCGTTAGCGCGGCCCGCCATCGTGGCGGCCTTACGAGCTGCGGCACCAACAGGGGTGGCGCTGCGCTTGGGCGGGTTGTTCATCATAGGCATTTCAAAACTCCGGGAGAGGTTGGACCATGGTCCGATAACCTTAGCAGCTTTCGATGAACTGCTCAATTGTTCTGCGCTGGTTGGCCTCGTTGAACTCCGCAGGGTCCAATCTTACCGTCGACACTAAAACCTCGGCCTTGGGCCGCATCAGCAGAAGCCTCTTATCCAATGCGATAAAACAGTACCAGTCCACCTCCACAGGCCGCACACAGAAAGCATACTGCAGCTTCCGCGACTTGGACTCGGACCGAGGATAACTGGCAGCCTTAACCTGAACCGTGGTCAACGAACCTCGGACCTTGCACCACAAATCCGCCCCGTCCCGCGAGACATGGTGGGCCTCGACGCCAAAAGTCTCCAAGATGTACGCGGCGAGGAACTCGCCCGCCCGACCAATCTTCGTAGACACGATAAGATCCCGCCCATTACAGGCAGGATCCTATCATACGATTCGTGTTATTTCCATGTCAGATCAAGCCCTTAGGCTTGGACCACACGTCACATCCCAACAAACTGCTTGTAGAGTGTGAGGGCGTCCTCCTCCTCGCGCAATTCATCCGCATCGCGCTTGCGCTCTTTGACCAACCGCTTCAGAGCCTTGACATTGTAGCCCTTGGACTTGGCCACCACGTAGAGATCGCTCTCGTCCTTCGAGGCATCAGCCTTTGCAGCCTGCGCCGACTCGATTTCCTCCAAGAGGTGTGACAACTCCCTCGCAGCCGTGTCGTTGGCCGTCTGGTTGTGGGCAGCGAAGTCGGGATCGTCTTTAAACTTGAGTGCCATGATGCAAGGTCCTAGGTTCGCGGTTCTTGGACCTTGGTAACAGGCAGGCTGTTAGCTGTCAACAATCCGCCGGGTCTTTTCCACCCTTCTCTTCCGGCTTTTCGCCGCGCTTGCGCCCCGCCGACAGCATGATTCCCGACAACGTCCCCGTCAGAAACGTCGCAATGGGGTTGATGAGCGCAAAAAACTTCTCGTCGTTGGGCGCACTGCCGCTCATGGGCTGCGTCACAAAGATCAAGCTGTACAAAACAGCAAAAATCGTCCCCGTCAGGGTCAGCGCCAGGCAAATCCCCACAAAATAGCGAAGCCGCGCGTCCAAAATCTCCGGCAAGTCACTCACAGACGTCCTCCTTGGGCATCAAATACTTCGGGCACGTCCCGTTTGCCTCGCAAACAGGGGGCAAACACTCCGCCGAGGCGAAATTGGCCGGATCCTGACACGGATACCGGTAACTGCCGTCCCCCGCCCACCAGAAAACCCAAGCCACACCCCCCAAAAACACCACCGGCCAGAACATCAACAACCGTCCCATGCTTACCACCGCCCCTGACTGCCGCCCAACAGATAAACCGCCGTCCCCAATACCGCCGATCCCGCAACCACAGCCAAAATCCCCACCGCCCAGAGTACAAAAGCCTCTTTCAGCTCCTCCCGCCGATACGCAGTCCGCTCACGCTCAGCCTTCACACGCCGCAACGTGTCCTTGTACTCCTCCAAACCCGTCGCACCGTACGAATACCCAATCATAGTCTCCAGATCATGCCGCAATGCAGCGATCTTCTTCTGCGCCGCAAAAGCCTCAACAGCCTCCGCCTCCGCAGACCCCGTCAGGCTCTTCCAAATACTGGGGTTCTTGGCCTTCTCAGCCGCATAATTCACATCACTCACCGCACCGGCAAACTTTACCAGCGCAGATGTCGCGTCACGACCCGCCGCAATCAAAGACTGCGCGTTGCTAACCGCACTCGCAGCCATGGCCAGCGCACTGATCGGATCCATCTCTTCGCCCTAACTCAAACTTCCAGAAGCCCACTCCAAACAATGCTGCCCAGCAATCCACCACCCAGCCAAGAGCCGAGGTTCAAGGTCCAAGAGACCATCAGCTAAGGCCTCGTTGCATGACTCTCGGTCCTCGAAACTCGGACCTGGGATCGTCTTGCAACCAAGCTCCATGCTGCAGATGAGGATCAACGGAACAAACATCTCGGCCATCGTACCATGGACGGCCAAATGAAAATATCCCCGCGATTTTTGGGACCAGAAAACATGCTTTGCGTTTGCATCAAATAACTAGGGGTGGGGGACTTGTGGTCTACTTGTGACCCAATGGAATTAGGTCCGACAAAATTTACCGTACCAACTACATAGGCCCGCGCCTGGAGAAGCCGGGGCCAAAAAGGGGGGTGGGGGGTCGTCGTGGCGCGCGTTGGCGAAGGCGAAGGCGCGGGGTTACCCCGAAAGGCGGGGTGGGGCGGGGCGGCAAAGGTATCGAAAGATAGTGGCAAGGCTGTTCCTGGGGCGAGTTTCCTTGTGCGTGGCATGTTGACAATCAACAAAACCTATGACCATATCTTGGATATGGCAGGGCGGTCCTGCCATTTAACAAGGAGTTAAGAACATGGCGACCATCAACCAATTGCTCAATGCATTCCAAGCGGCAGAGGCCTTTGACGCCCGCGTCAATGGCACGTCCAAGGACGTTGCACGCGCGGAGCTGGAAGCTCTGGCCCGGTTCAAGAAGGCCATTGAGATCCGCATCACGGCGTATCGCGAAGTCGCGGTGCAGGATGGCATTGCTGAATTCAAGCAAGTCTGGACCGACGAGCATGTCGTGAAAGGCCACTATAAGAACCGCTTCACGTGGATTGACTAACAGACTTGTGCCCCGGTCATGCGTGATGTATGATCGGGGCATGCACCTTATGCATCTTAACAAGGAGAACAGAACAATGGCTAACCCCTTCGCAAAGTCCCGCCCGGTCACGCAGCCTTATGCAATCTATCGCGCAGGCGATATGATCTGGCACGTATGCAAAACCTATAAGACGCCCAAGAACGAGGCCACAGATGCCTATGCGCGCTGGTTCGTATGGGCCAAGTCGCCCATGACCTTTGGCGAATTTGAAGGCGGCGACACATACCGCGCCGAGGTGATACGGTATGGCCGCCTCGTGGCCGCCGAACCCGCGTGGCTTGAGTTGATGCAAGATACCGGGTTCATCGCGCACGGACACAAGGTGCCGACGGTCCAAGATTATCTGTGGCAGACGGCAAGCGCGTGATGCACCGGTGACCCGCCCCGCAAGGGGCGGGCATCCCGTGCACCAGGCACGTTAACCAGAAAGAAAGGACAGACAATGCACCTGCATTACATCACCGATCCCGGCCATGGGTGGCTGCTTGTGACCGTCGCGCAGCTCGCAGAGGTGAACCTCGATCCGGGATCCTTCACGCGGTATAGCTATCGCAAGGGCGACACGCTGGCGCTTGAAGAGGATTGCGACATGGCCACGTTTCTTCTGGCCTATCAGGCGGTCAAAGGCGAGACGCCATTGATCCGAGCCGAGCACCTTGACCGTGATGCGCCGATCCGGAGCTGGACGCGCCTTTAATCTAACGCCAGGGACGTCGGACCGCCCGACGTCTCCACCTGCCACGCCCTCGGGCGTGGCCTTTTTCTGCGCGGGCGCAGGGCCGTTGATATATAAAAGAGAAACAGAGGCGCAGGGCCGCAGGGCCGCAGGAAAATTGCCGCTTGTGCTTTACTTGTGGATGTGAGACAATACACGCGGGCACTCTTGCCCTTTAACATGAGGACAACATGCAACACGCTATCATATACAACGGGCCGAGCCTCTTGGATGGTAAGCCTATCGTGGTCATCGCGACCTATTCAAACCGCAACTCTAAGACGGGCCGCGTCGTTCAGACTTACATACTCCGGGCCGATATCAATCCGCTGGAAGCCTCTAAGACGGGCGAAGATTATTCCATCTGCGGGGATTGCGTCATGCGCGGCACCCCGACATCGGATCCGGAGCGCAAGCAAGCAAAGGGCCGTCGCTGCTATGTCAACTTGGGCCAAGGTGTGCTGATAGTTTACAAAGCTTTCCTGCGCGGGGTGTACCAAGCCGGAGCCGCGCGCGACATGGGACGCGGGCGCTTTGTTCGCGTTGGCACGTACGGGGATCCGGGCGCGGTACCGTCGCAAGTTTGGGATGAGCTGCTAAGCGAAGCCACCACGTGGACAGCCTATAGCCATCAGTCCGGTTGGCGTCCCGACATTGCCATGCAATCCGCCGACACATACGCGCAAGCTTGGGCGCATTGGCGCGCGGGCCGTCGCACGTTCCGCGTGATAACCGGGATCGAGCACCTCGACAAAGCGCACGAAGCCCTCTGCCCGGCATCAAAAGAGGCGGGCCAGCGCGTGCAATGCACCGCATGCAAGCTTTGCAAAGGCGGCACCGCTGCCAAGTCCATCGCAATCGTGGAGCACTAAGGGCAGGGGGCCGAGGCCCCCTATCCTACCTCCTCGGACATATGTGATCACAACAAAGGCGCAGGGCCGCAGGGCCCTGGGGCCTCGTGATCACATGCCCAGAGCAAAGGCGCAGGGCCGCAGGGTCTGTGATCACATGTCAGGGCGCAGGGCCGCAGAGTAATGATCCACACTCGCAGCCCGCAGGGCATCCCACACATCATCAATACCCCTGAACATCGATCCTCGGACCTCGGTCATGGGTTTCGTAGCTAAATCAACAGCTTCCGAGCCCTCAAATAAATGGATGTAACCCGAAGCAGGGGACTTTACCAAGAAAAACGAGAGGCCTCCGCGCGCCCAATATGCTGTATGCCAAGCAACTTGATGCGGGGAAAGATTTACCCCGGAATTTTTGAGCACCTTCAGCTCTACCCAGAAGGGTAAAGCTTTCCACAATACATGCACGTCGGGTATGCCCCCGCCCGCCCTGTTTTCAATCCTCATCACGAGGGCGTCTTTGGGGCGGCTTGCCCGCATTGAGTTCCAGAAGTTCGCTTCGGGTCCCTTGCTCATGGGGCGTCACATCCTTGATGGGCTGGGCAGCCTGCGGATACTGTTGCTGCAACGCCATGAGGCGCGCGGTGATCTCGTCACGCGAGAGCTGGTCCATCGTGTTGATGTTCTCGCGGCGGTCAATCGTCAGCCCGCCCAGCGCGGACCTGATCTTCTCGGCGTTGATTGCTGCAGAGAATTGACCCGCTTTCTCCGCACCCGAAGAGAGCTTGGCAAGCCGCTCCAACTGTCCGATAGCGGTCACTCCATAGCGGCGCTGCCGCTCCTCGCGCAGCTCTTGGATACGCTCGACCACATGCGGGAAGTCACGGCCGTTGAGGAGCTTCTGGGCATACGGCGCAGCGACAGCCTGAGAGAAGCCCGCGCGCCGGGCACACTCGGCACCAGAATAGATTCCCTCGGCAATCAGGTTTGCGAAAGTCTCTTGCCGATTAGACAGACGACCCTTGCGGGGGTCGGGTTTCCCGTCGGCCCTGAGGTACACGCCATCTGGGTAGTCTTCGTTTTCCACCCAGCTCTCCTCGGTCTTGTCCCAGTAGTCGGGCTTGTTCTTGTTGTACGGCATCCTGTCCTCCAAGATGTTGTTGTTCGAAACATACAACAGGCGAGGCCCACCCTTCAAGCGAGTTTCCCTATAGGGGTTCTCCAGATGAATTACCTCCAGAGAAAATCAAAAAGTCGCGCGCGGGCGGCCAGACAACTCAACTCGTACTAAACAACCTAAAGTGTACTCGTGACACCTCGTGACATACCCTATGGTTTAACGTCACGGATGCGTCACGACTGTAAGTTATTGAAATCACTACATGAAACAGGTGTTTTTACCCTCCGTGACACTCGTGACACCGTTCCAGAGATTTCAAAATAATTTCAGCGAAATCATCTGGAGAAACCCCTATAGGGAAACTCGCTGTTTCTGGTGCCTAACCCTATGAAAACGCAACAAAAAAGCCGTGACAACATAGTGTCACGGCGGTGTCACCGTACTGGCACGGCGGCACGAATCAGTTGAAGGCAGGTGCTGTTGAGCCCCTATTTTATACAGGTCCAAGGTCCGAGGTGCAAGGCCCAAGACACCAGGAACAATCCCCAAGGTCCGAGGTGCAAGGCCCCCGTTTCAAGCTTGACACCCCCTCCCTCTTGTTGATAACGTACAACCACCACCAGCCTACGGGCTTTTCACAAGGAGACAGCTCAATGTACATTGTTGCATGGACCTACACCCACCCAGAGGAGGGCGTCTTGGACCGCTTTGTGTTGTATGACACGAGGTCCGAGGCCCGAGCTTTTGTGGACACCACTCTGTTGGTGGATGACCGCGTGTACTGCTGGGCTTTGTCAAGGGTCGAAGAGGCTTCGGATCCGCACTGGACGGACGACGACTGGCCTAAGCGTTGAAATGTGCACTGCAATACACACTCAAATGAACAACAAAGAAGGAGAGAACCAATGACCAAGGTCCAAGAGCCGATGATCGTGCTGACATTAGATCAAGCCAAGGTGGCACTGGAGTGCGCCGAGAACGACATCACCACCACGAAGTTTGGCGAGGTCCCTGACTACGGGGACGTTGGCCAGATGCAATTCTATTTGCAGCGCGCGGAGCTGGTGCAGCGTTTGAAGCATCTGATTCGGGTGTGCGGGGAGGAAGTGTGATGCGCTGGCTCTTCATGTGGCAAGACGAGGACCTGAACATGGCCTACGAAATCTATTCCTGTAAGACGGAGTTCGAGGCGCGAGAGCGGTTCGAGAACGACCACCCTGACACGTTCGCCTTCGCCCTGATCAGCGGCGAGGACTTCGGTGTGATGGAGTTTCACGCATGACCAAGTTGCGAGAGCCGAGCTCCGTTGTCGAGATGGCGGAGATGTGCCGTTATGGCCAAGGCCTTGTGTCCACCATGACCGAGGCATCTAACGATGACATCAAAACCGCAAAGGAGATTTTGCGGGCCTTCGAGGGCTGTGACTTCTACGAAATCGAGGACAGCTTAGCGAAAGCTACGGACCAAGTCTTTGAGCACTCTTTTGGCGGGAAAGAGGTATCGGAGCTGATGGTTGACAAGGACTGTCGCCTCCCATCAAAGGTCTGCGCGTTCTGGTCCCCCGGATCGACGGTAAAATTCCATGATCGCGAGGAGCTGTTTCCATTTATGTATCTGGCCGTGGAGGACGAGGACGGGTCTGGGGCCGTCATCGTTTTTCTGGTGTCCCCGTATTTTGGAGCTCTGCATCAGGGTCATTATACCCCGGGGACAGAGGGCACGGTCTTCCTTAGTGGTGAGGTGCAATTCAGCACCGAAGAAAATCAGCAAATCCACGCCATGCACACTCTCACTGTCGCGGCAATATGCTCTCTCATAAACCAGCCCAGCTTTACCAAGAAAGAACCTGCCGGATCGAGGCAGGAGCGCCGCGCGGCCAAGCGCAGCGGGTCGTATGCCAGTGACGCATGGCACAAGATCACATGGAACATTGGCGAAGAGGTCAAGGCCAAGCTCACCCGCGACGAGCCTGTGCGCTGCATGCCTCTGCACTACACGCGGGGGCACTGGCGCAGGGCCGAGGAGGGATGGAAGAACACCACGCTCCGCAAGGACGGGCTCTGGTACCAGTGGATCGAGGGCTTCTGGTCTGGGCACCCGGCCTTCGGCATCAAGAAAGCATATCACGCACCAAAGATGGGAGACGCAGCATGACCAAGGTCCAAGTGCCGGGAACCAAGAGCCACCTCAACGAGCGCGAAGTGGTGCTGGTCACACCCAAGACGGGGATGTTGTTGCAGATTCCTTTGCCCCTTCCGCTCGAGGCCGGACTTAAGGCACAGGAAGAGTATGGCCAACTAAGGCGGCTGTTTCAGGAGGTTGTGGATCACCTGAACGCAACGACAGGAGAGAACGCATGATCAAACACAAATACACCAAGTCCTGCCCCGAGTGCCAAGGTTCGGGGACCGTGGTCTACGAGCGCGTCCACCGCCATTCTGCATCCCGCGACGTCGGCTTCATTGAGGAGTACGAAGACGACTGCGAAAACTGCGGCGGGGTGGGCGAGATCGACGACGATCTGGATGACGACGAGGACCGTGGCGATTGGCTCTTGCACAAGCTTCAGGATGACTACGGCGAGAAGGACGGCCAGTGGCTGCATGACGAGATCAAAGAGGAGGCACCGCAATGATGGTCCGAGCCGCCTTTGGCAACCTGCCCTTGTTCGCCCCTTTCTACTCCGTCTACTACGACACACCCCTGATAAAGGTGTCGAGCAGGACCGGAAGATTTAATGGCGACGGTGAAGTTATGTGGTTTTCGAAAAGCGACCCGGTCATCTTTGAATCCAGAGAGGTGGACTATGTCTGACCCCACCCTCACCCCTATGGCTAAGTGGGATGTGACAGACGAAGCGACGGTTGCAGTCTTGAACGACGCTTCTGTAACAACTCCACCTCGAGTTTGCGGGACCTGCAGCAAATGTTGCGAAGGCCACCTACATGGAAGCGCACATGGACATCCCTTCTGGAAGGGGCGTCCCTGTCACTATTTGGAGAGTGGAAGATGTTCTATTTATGGCAACCATCCTGAAGACCCATGCAAGGTTTTCAAATGCGAGTGGCTCGTC